TCGCTGAAATAAGAAGTCATACCAGTAATCGGCAGCATAAATAGTATTACTGGAAGAACTCGTTGAATAACTTGTATCTAGTGCTATTCTATAAATACCGTTGTTATATGAAGCTACCGCCCTTGTCGGCGTCGTGGCATTAGTAAATGGCGAGACAACATCGGGCAAAACTTCCCCATTAGTGGCCAAATATTGCAATGTACCTGTCAAATCTATTAATCGTGGACCGTCATTGGCAATAAATAAAACGCCGTATTGAGTGGATATGGCCGTTCTTGGCATTGTACATCCCACGTTTGCAGATATGTTATTCAAGGATAAGGCGGTTGATCCTGTACCAGTTAAATCCCCCTGAATCTGATAAATCGCGTTTGTTTTAAAAACAATGAGAGATTGCAAAATACCAGATGCTGAATTGTTAAATGGAAGACCAGCTGCGCAAATAGTACTCGTCGTATCTCCTAAAGTAAGCGCACCGGCGAAATTCGTATTATTGATATTTAATGGATTAAGAACATCAGTAAAAACAACATAATTACCGCATCCAAAATAGGCACGGTCAAAGAACTGAGCGACCCATAATGGCTGGGTTGGCAAAGCATTGGTCGCCGTATTGCCAGCACTCCAAAGTGGGCTTGCATAAGTGCCTCCGGTTACAGAAACGGAAGAAGAGCCAGATGATAATGCTGGCAGACTCATAGTCACTGTAGTTGACGTTACGGAAACTACAGTAGCGCCAGTGGCAACCTTTACTCCAGATAAAAATTGTCCAGGATAAATTCCTGTTGTTGATGTTATTCCAGTTAAGACGGCAGAGGATGTAGCAGTTGTTCCCGCATTTTGTGTGGGTGTTGATAAACCAGTAGTATTAGATGACGGTGGGGTGCCAGAACTAAATAAGCTAGTTGATAATTGTACTGACGTAACATTACCTACGAGCGCCTTAAACCCCTCCATTCCCGCAATAGTACCGTAATAAACAGTATATCCCGTTGCACCAGAAATAGCGCTCCAAGATAAGTTAACATAATTTCCACTTTGGGAATATCTTGCGAAACCTATAGATATTTCATTGGAAACCGTAGTAGAGCCATTTGCGTTTTGCGCTGTCACTACAAAGTAATAGGTAGTACCAGACATGCCCCCTCCGGTAAACCCACCTCCGGAAGATCCCACACTGCCTGAAATTGTTGGTGCGGCTAAGGCAGTAGTATTGGAAACTGGTAAAGTTCCTGATGTTGATATGGTCGCATTATCAGTATAAGAAGTAACATTTCCTACCGCTGTATATACATTCTCCGCACCAGAAGAAGTTCCTCGCCAAACACGATATCCTGTGGCCCCCGCTACCGAGTTCCATGATAATGTATTTGTAGAAGTAGCCGCAGTGACAATACTAATTTCGTTCGATTTTAAAGTTTGGCCAGCAGAATTAGTAGCTGTAATAACATAATAGTATGTTGCGGCAGACAAAGCGCCAGCCGAGGACGTAGCAGTAATTACCTCATTAAATCCACTTACATCAAAATAACCAAAATAATTCGGACTAGAAAATCCTGGGTGTGTACATACGATCGTAGTGCCAATGATATCAGCAGAGGGCGGTGTCCACGCACCAGTAGACAGTTGAGTAGCCGGAACATTTCCAGAAGTTACGCCCTGTATTGTTACAAAAGAATTAGTAGCAGAATCATAACAAAACGGTTCATCATACCCTGGGTTTCTTTGTGTTCCTATCAGACCATAAAGTCTTGTCCCCACAGAGAATAATAAGGAAATAATACTTGGAGTATTAAAAGTACCAAAAGTAGTTTCTTGAATAACTCCAGGTCGTGGTATAACCACGCCACGAGTCTGACGGTCAAAAATAAGATTAATTAGTGACTGACAAGCACCTGGAAAAGTAGAATCCTGATCAACGCCATCTGATAGCCCCCTGGGAGTAAATGCGACCGGTAAAGAGTTTCTAAGAGGCATTTAATCCCCCTGTATCTTAGTGGCTTTTACTGTTCTTACTGACCTGAATGTGGCGGGGTCTTTCTTCACTGTGATAGCGCGATTTTCTTTATCATTCGCCATTTGGATTAAGTTTCTAAATTTGTTTTCATTCGTCTGCCCAAATTCAGCTTTGCGTGAATCGTCCGTAATCTTCATTAAATCTTCCGCTACCATATCAATCAAAAGTAATTGATCCTGAAACCATGGAATAGTTGATGATGTTTCTGGAGTTGTAATCTCGACGAGGTTATCCATGTACCTTACTGTAACAGTAGTGGATATGGATGGCGCAGGATATAAATTGAGAATGGGAGGAGATTGAGCAATATCAGTAGCATACAAATAAGGATAATTAACTTCGCCTGGACCCTGAAATAATGAATCGTAATACTCTAAAGAATATTGTTCACAGACATAAATTGTACCATTTACATTGTAAAAAACCTCCCTTGTTCTTAGGAAGTTAGACGGTAATGGGTAAGCATTCTGACCAATAACGGTTTGGAATGTGGTGGTTCTGCGTATAATATCTAAATCCTGATCCAGAGCGATCTGAATCAGTCTTGCATTCAAAAACTGCCCACCCTGCACAATATAGCCAGGACATTTGGCTATCTGGCAGGCGAGGGCAATTATTTGAGAGCTTGAAATCATTACTCAGCTTCTTTTTCCAAAGCAGCCAAAATTTCACGCCCTTTTTCCACTTGTTCTTCAATTTGCTTCAATCGAACCAAAGAACTTTCTAACTGAGCCTTTTCATGTTGGTTCAATTTTGATTCTTGTTGCTTAAATTTTAATTCTTCAATGTGTTTCTTATCTCGTACAACAGCATCTTCCTGATCACGCAAAGCTCCCTTAACGGCAGGGATTTTCATGCGCTTAACGTTCTGAACCTCTAATGCTGCAAGAACCTTGTCCATCTCTTTAACCATCTCTTTACTATCTGAATTTTCCTGAAAATTACCAGATACAGAAATAGCAATACCCTCACCAATTTGCATTGATGCTTGAAATACGTAGCCTACTTTTTTATTTTCTGACATGATTTTTCCTTAAATTAAGAACCAACATAAGCGCGGCGTTGTTTGCGACCTTTATTTTCAGGCTCTTTCAAAGAACTTTCATGGGACCAGGCCCGATTCTGTTGTTCCTCTAATTGCCATTTAATTTCATTAGAAACCGTGTATGTTTTACCATGTGCATATAACACACCATTCATTTGAATCCCCTTCAATGAGGAAGGAGGTAAATTCATGGTGATTCGTTCAGCGGCTTGTATGGCGGCTTTTTCAGCAGCCTTCTCCGCTTCTTCCCGCGCTTTTTTCTCAGCACGTAATTCTTCTAATTCTTGTAATTCAGAAGATGTTGCACCTATAACTAATGGCGATTCTTCACTATCAGAATCCTCATTAGTATCTAAGCTACCCTTAGCATGTAAAGTTTTATTACCCATCTTAATTCCCCTCGGAATAATTGGGAGAGGACAATCCCCTCCCACTTGTTACCTGACTACTCAGGATTAGCTCAGCGAACCATTGGTGATAACGTTAGAATAGTTAGAGCCAGATTCAAAGCGCAAGAAAAACGCTTGATTCAGGATAATTGTTCCGTAGAAAATCTTCCAGGTGATTACGCGTAATTGATTATGTGGATCGGATTTATCTGCATCTTTCAAATATTCAAAGTGAGCAGAGTCAAGAGTTACCTGACCATAAGCACCTTTAGCAATGAAGAATGATGGATAAACTGTTACACCAGTTGCAGGAGGCAAAGGAGCTACCAGAGATGGTGTTGCTGAACTTTGCAATGAAGCCACAGTTGGTCCGGGACCAGTCAAAGCGACGGTAGTTGATGCTGGCAACTGAGTTGCATAACCGGCATAAGCACCCGTAGTAGGACCACTTGCGCAAAGAGCCAAAGTAGAAGGTGTGGTACCACCAGCAGCAGATAAATAGCAGTTGAAGGTATAACCAGTTACCGTAGCGGCAGGTAAAGTGACAGTCATGTTTTGGCCAGCAGTCATCGCAATGTTACCAGACGATTGGCTGATAATGCGTTCATAGCCAAAGATAGGGTCTGTCTGAGTCACAAATAATTGATAGTTAGCACCGGTAAAAGTAGAACCATTGGCCGTACCAGAAGTTGCGCCAGTTACCAAAGCGGCACCAGTGTACCATGGAGTCATGTTAGTAGAGGTAAAGCGCACACCACCCCAAACACCAACCTCCATATTATACAAAACTTCCAGGTCACTATAAGACCATGCCAGGGACATAGTTGTATTGGACCTGAGATCTTGCTCAACCAGAGGATGGATGATTGCAACATAATGCGGCTTATTCTTACCGCCTTCTCCGCGAATCACATCCAATTGTAGCTTATCGTCTTCCATGTCACGAGCGCCAAATTTAGGGGCACCCACGGTATTTAACGAACCAACAGCTTTATTAATTTCAGTAACACCCAATACGTCTGTAGTCAATAAGTTGGCGCGACTTGTTTTGCTATTAGCGAAACCAATGTTTGTTCCTGACATTAATGCATTTTGTGTATTTCGTTCCAGTGTTTCGGCTAATTGCAACGCAGTTACGCGCATAGCTTCTTTAAACAAATCATGTTCTATCGTCAGCATATCTACGTCAGTAATGTAGACAGAATCTCCCCATTGCTGCGCAGTCGCTGTTTGCTGACTGATTGGCATAATTTCACCAATAGATGGAACTCCCTCGGCCAATGGACCAGATGGCATTGGAACACGCGAATAACGTGTAGCAGTGTAGCTGGTGCCTCGGTTTTTAGGTAGTGTAATCGGTGTGCCGAATTGAAAGGCGACCAATTGACGTTGAGCCAATGGTAGTGTCTTTTTGGCGATATAATTGCTTATATCGGCTGAAAAACTCGAACTCTTATTTACGTTTGCCATTTTAAATCTCCATAAAGAGGTCGCCTTTTATATGACAACCTATAGTGTTATACCCTTGAGCCTGTCAAATTCAGTGCTCTCAGACTGTTTGCTTGGTGCTACATTCGATTTTGCTCCAAGAGGTTTCCCAACTGCTTTTTCTACCCGTTTTGCAGCTTCGCGCTTCAAGGCAGGAACTTTAGATAGTTCGGCAACGGCCTTTTCTCCAAGGATCTTTTCCAGCACGTTTTCACGAGTAGGGAAATATCCATTTTTTCTAGCATCTTGTAACCGCTTTTCTACTGCATCCTGATATTTAGCCAGTTCAGGGTTCTTTGAGACTTTAATTAAAAACTTCGATTCGTCATGCATATCACGAGTCTCAAATTGCGTTCTCTGAATCGCCGCATTTGCATCGCGCTGCCATTTTTCCATTGGATCAAGGTTTTCATCCTCTACCTTTTGGGTTCCCTTACGAAACTCTGCGAGTTGTTGTTCGAGAATAGCCGCCCTTTGCTCCGCCAATAAACGGGACTCACGTTCCGCTTGCTTTTCAGCGCGTTCTTTATTTCGCTCGTTTGCCAGGCGCTGTTCGCGAGACTGTGGTTTCGCTGGTTTCGCACTGACTACAACTTCTTCCTGCTCTTCATCATCCTGACCATCTTGATTTTCAGGTTCTTCTTCCTGTTCCTCATTCTGTTCATTTTCATGGTCTTGAACTTCTGGAGTTTCTTCTACTTCCTCACCATTCAAACCCGCATTCAAAGCCGCTACATCAAAATCTTCGTTTTCATTACTCATTTCATTTCCTCTTAAGTGATTACGTCACTCGCTCGCATGGCAAATTACGTTTGCCCATCGTATGTAGCCCATTACGTGGACCAATTCGGGGTAATGCATAAAAACAACAACATTAAAAATAAGTCTTTGAGAAATCAGACTTACCTTATATAATTCAAATCAAGAACCAAGCAACCGATACCAAGTTCCGGCAACGGGGCAGTAATAAACAGCACCCAAACCAGCAGCTTGAGCAACACCAGTCGCAGTGGCAATATTGTTAATTGTATCAGTACCAGCACCATAAACCTGCATTGAGTTAGTGGCAGCATTATTAACAACTAAGTGAAATTGACCAGCAACAGAAATAGGCAATCTGACAGAATCGGCAGAAGTTGCAACAGTATTAACCACATGCGTAAAAACAGTTGGCGAAAGTGGTAAAGCAGCGGCCTGAGTTCCACCGGCATGAGCAGTTAATGCAGTTTCGCTTAAACTTGTATTGGGGAAAGTTCCGTCAACATAGCCAGCAAGATTAAAAATATCTTGCATAGTTTGAGTAACATCGGCAGGACGAGTCAGGGCATTTTGAAATGCCGGACGTAATTGTGATTGTACTGTTGACATGATTTTTCCTATTAAAAAGTAATTATTGTTGAATTATAACACATGTTTCTTAGTAAAGCCTAAACCAGGTAGTTGATGCGGATTGACACATAAACTCGTAACCCTGTCCAATAGCCGTAATTGCTGTTGGCGCATTACTAACTGTTGAAACAGAAGAAACGGTGAGTGCTGTAATTAATTGTGAACTATCGAAGCGTATTAAAGCGCCATTATAAGCAGCAGAACAAGATGGAAGGGTTACTGTTAACGATGCCAAGGTTCCAGCTGGGTTCAAAATAACAGTTTCGGTTCCGGCGGCTATCACAACTGTTCCACCAGTGGTAGGAACTTGTACAGATAATGAGGTATCTAATTCCTGCAATGAATGTGCGTAATAACCAAAGGTTTGAGTAGCAGTCCACGTATTAGTAGAGGAAAGCTGGCCAGATGCTGTGGTACTTAAAATATTATAAGTATTAGTTTGACCATAGCAATTAAGACTTAACAGAAATAAAAGAATAAGTAGTTTTTTCATCATTATTGATCTAACATTGCCGAAAAAGAAATGGTCATCGAGGGGGATGTTGCACCTATTAATTCAACTCTCCATAATTGAGGCAGAATATCTGGTGATGCGGCATTAACAGAAGCTCCGATTCCAGGATAAACTTTTATAATAGTAATACCGGTGGCAGAAATAGCTGTTCCTACTAAAATATCGTAATAAGTACCACTAATTGGGTCTTTTCCCTGAATATGCGGAGTATAAGTCCCGCTTGTATAAGCAGTAACATTGATTATAAAATGAC